CGTGCAGTGTTTCCTATCAGAAGTAACAACAGTCTTATTGATGCTACAGGCAGGTCACTAGATGGTGGGATACCTAAGTGGTTTAGATATACAGGCAATGCACCTGTCTATACTGCCTGTCGAGGGAAACCCAACGGTACTGTTGTTATCGTTGAGGATGTTATTAGTGCTAACACTATATGTAGTGTGTGTCCTAATGTCACAGGTATGGCTATCTTAGGCACGACATTAAGTAGTAGTCATATAGAATACATACAAGATTTTGTGCGTATTATAGTAGCACTTGACCCAGATGCTACACACAAGACCTTGGAGTACAGACGAGAGATAGAGTCTTGGACAGGTATAGACACTATTGCTATGCGTCTGCAGGACGATATAAAGTATAGGAAATCAGATGACTTAACCAAATTAAAAGCACTGTGTGGTTAAATAATGATATACCATCGTACTCCTCCCTCATTGAAGGAGGCACATTACCCCGCTTGTGTAGGGCTATGCCAAATTGGTAGGGGTAGAGTAAGGGAAAGTTGGAACGATGGTACGAGCAGATCAACAAGGTGGTATCTGTGGCCTTTACCTATGAGATTAATAGGGTGGGACAGCAGAGGATCATATTTAGGAAGAAGACGAAAGGTACAGGATGACAGAAGTAGCGTTACTAAAAACATTATTAGATAAAGATTTCTATGAACTACACAAAGGGATACGATGCCCAGATAAAATATTCACTAAAGATGTAAGGAAAGTAAAACAAACATTAGACTATGCAATGCAGAAATATGATCAGGGGCTATCACTAGCTGACTTGGAAGCATTGTTCTATGCGTCTAACAAGACACTCACAACATCAAGTAAAGAGCAGTACCATAAAATATTTAAGAAGATGGCAAGCAGTAGTGCCTTAAATAATGAGGTAGCTACTGAAGTTATCTCTAGGTTGTTTCAACAGCAGGTGGGTGAGGAAGTAGCTAACATTGGGTTTGACTTTGTTAATGGTACACAGACTACTTTAGAACCATTGCGGCAACTTGTAGATAAGTACAAGGATGATTTCACACCAAGCAGTAAACTATACTATGAGGATATGTCACTAGAATCTATATGGGCCGACAACGTAAATGAAACAAAATGGAAGTTTAATATACCTACTTTAAGAAGACGTGTAGAGGGCGTGACTGGTGGTCATTTTGTGGTAGTAGGGGCAAGACCTAACACAGGTAAGACGAGCTTCCATGCCTCTATTATAGCTTCTCCACACGGGTTTGCTGAACAGGGTGCTAGGTGTTTAGTTTTATGTAATGAAGAACCACCTAAAATTGTTAGAGCTAGGTATTCTTGTGCAGGTACTGGCATGATATTAAAGGAACAGGAAGCTAACCCTTCTAAAGCTAACATGAAGTATGCAAAAGTTAAGCCAAACATCTCATTAGTAGATAGTACAGGGGAAGAAATGTCGTGGGTTGAGACAGCTATCAAAACAGATAAGCCTGACATTGTAATCTTAGATATGGGGCATAAGTTTGCCGCGCGTACTAGTGACAAGACAGATGTGTATCTAAAGGATGCCGCAATTCATGCTAGGAATTTAGCTAAACAATATAATTGTGTTATATTTTGGATGACACAACTGAGTGCTTCAGCCGAAGGATTAGCTACCCCAGATCAATCCATGATAGAAGGTAGTAGAACTGGTTTAGCGGCAGAGGCAGATCTTATGATACTGATAGCTAAGAACAGAGTAGTTGAGGGAGCAGAGATGGAAGATGAAGAGCGACATTTAAACATAGCTAAGAATAAGATCAGTGGCTTTCACGGACGTATAACTTGCCAATTGGCAGGTGATATAGCACAATACACAGCATAGAAGGAGAGAAAGATATGATGTACTACAACCCAGAAAAACCGAAGACTAATTGCTTTACGTGTGATGGCAGTGGAATAGTTTACGAGGGGGAGCATTTCCCTTCCGACCCCAATAATCCTTGCGTTCATGCAGAAACTTGCCCCGATTGTATGGGTTCAGGGTATGTTACAGAAGAAGGAGGTTTATTATGAAAAAAGAAATAGAAGAAGACGTAGGTAAATACATATACATTGGAAATGCAAAAGATGGCACTCCTAGATTTAAACGTCCTACAGGAGAAAGTTTTGAGGACGTAGCTAAAATTTTACACAAAAGAAATATTAGTTACTTACATAAAGAAGGATCTCATTTAGTTCATATATACAAAGAACCTAATGAGAAGGGTTATGAGTTTGCATCAAGGTATACATATTATTATACTACTGGACGGTGGAGTGGCAGAGGGTCTTCTAATGGAAAGTACCATTCAAAAGGAATAAAAGACTTTTTAGAAAGGTATTACAGAACTGCTGAAGAAGATGCTGCGTATTATGAAAGAAGAAAAAAAGAAACATGGTAAGGTTAGTCCTAGACGTAGAGAACACAACTACTAAGCGTAATAACAAAACACATATGGACCCGTTTGAAGTTAACAACTTTCTGGTTCAAGTGGGTACTAAGAATGTAGATGTACCCAGTGAACGACATTTACTTACGTTTGATCATGTTGAGTACACAGATAGAAGTGGTGATAATTCCAGGCTATTACAAACTATACTAGACAAGACCACCTTATTAATAATGCACAACGCACAGCATGACTTGATGTGGCTATGGGCTAGTGGGTTTAAGTATGATGGTGACATCTATGATACGATGTTAGCTGAGTATATATTACAGCGAGGACAGAAGCAGCCATTGAGTTTACTGGCTTGTGCTGAACGACGGAAATTAACATTTCAGAAGGATGATACATTAAAGAAATACTTCAAAGAAGGATATAACACCAATGAAATACCGCTTAAAGAACTTACACATTATCTTGGTTGCGACATTGACACTACTGCCGAACTGTTCCTTGCTACTCTTACCGAAGGCTTCTCCAAAAGCGAGTCCAACGGAATGGATAGAATTCGAGACATTACCTTTAGAGTCTGTAAAGCCCTTACCCGAATGTATATGCGGGGAATCAGGGTGGATAGACTCGCCCTTCAAGGAGTAAAGAAACAATTTGAACAAGAGAAGACAGACATAGAGGGCAGGCTGTTTACACAGATACGAGAACTTATGGGGGACACTCCAGTTAACCTTAACAGTCCAGAGCAAGTGTCGCAGGTTATATTTAGCAGGAAGATAATTGATAAGAAAGTTTGGGTTGATCTGTTTGACTACACTAATAACATGGCTGAGTTTAAGGCGGCAGTAGCATCAAACAGTACATTGATAAGAAAGACAACAGCATTTAGTTGCCCTATTTGTAATGGCATAGGTAGTAGATACAAAAAGAAGAAGGATGGCTCTGACTTTAAAAAGGCTAGTAAGTGTCCTGATTGTTTAAGTAGAGGCTATCAATTAAAACAGACTAACAAACTCGCAGGTCTAGGGTTTAATCCACTAAACAAAACTTGGGTAAGTGCTAATGGATTTAGTACAGGCAAAAGTATTTTAGATATGCTGATAGCTACAGCTAAAACAAAACGTATGACTGTAGCTATTCAATTCTTAGAAGATGTTAAACGATTGTCGGCTGTGTCAACATACCTATCATCGTTTGTTGATGGCATTAGTAACTACACAAAAGAGGATGGTTTCTTACACGTAGGTTTAACACAACATATTACCTCTACTGGTAGGTTCTCAGGACGTAATCCTAATATGCAAAACATGCCTAGAGGTGGTACTTTTCCAGTGAAGCGTGTCTTTGTATCTCGATGGCAAGGCGGTCAAATATTAGAGGCAGACTTTGCACAGTTAGAGTTTCGTGTTGCCGCATATCTGTCACAGGATAAGACAGCAATGCAGGAGATAGCTACAGGGTTTGACGTACATGCCTATACAGCTAAAGTTATAACTGATGCAGGGCAACCAACAACACGACAGGTAGCGAAGGGGCATACATTTGCTCCTCTCTTCGGGGCTAGTGGGTTTGGTAGAAGCAGAGCAGAGGCCGCATACTATAGACACTTTAACCAGAAGTACGACGGTATAGCTAAGTGGCATAAGAAGTTAGGCAATGAAGCAATACGACAAGGCAAGATAACTACACCATCAGGCCGCCAGTACGCATTTCCTGATGTTGAGCGTAGGCAGAACGGAACACCAACGCATTTCACTATGATAAAAAACTATCCAGTCCAAGGGTTTGCTACAGGAGATATTGTACCTGTAGTGCTATTAGAAATGGATGAAAGATTGAAGCCGTTAAAGTCGTGTTTAGTTAATACTGTACATGACTCAACTGTAATTGATGTCCACCCCAACGAAACAAATTATGTAATACAAATTATAAAAGATATGAACAACGACTTAGACCAAATCATCGAGGAGGCATATGATGTAAAAATGAATGTACCAATGCTTTTAGAAGCTAAGATAGGCCCGAATTGGCTTGACACAAAGGACGTATGAGAGTATAACTATAACTCTTTTCACATTTAAAAAACTAAAAGGTATACGCAATGAATATGGAACTTACAGTAAACGATAACTCAGGTCGAACAATGGCTGAGATGATGGGGGTAGATACCTCTGCAGGACCACAAAAGGCATCTAGTCTAGCTAGATTAAACATACTACATACAGCTTTGATGGGCGAGGTAGAGGTTGCAGGAAAACTTAGGAATACAGAGGTGTTACCTGTTGGTACTTTCTCTCTCAAGATAGATGAAGATATAATTTATGTAGCTAAACCAAGTATTCGTATATTTGCAATGCGGCAACAGTATGCAAAGTGGGATGCTGAAAACAATAAAATGGATAGGACAGTATTAGCTAATGATTTAAAGTCCGACCTTAAAGATAATAGGGGTACTTTTAACATAGGTAGGCCGTTAGGTTTTGTTACTGATTGGGAAAATTTACCTCAGAAAACTAAAGATATAATGCGTGTTGTTAGGCGTATTAAAGTATTGTTTGGTACAATAAAAATTAATGGTGGTGCAATGAACAGCAACGGAGAACCTATTAAAGGTTACGATAAGGAGATACCATTTATCTTTGACATAAAGAATAATACAAGTATTAAGTCTCTTGATGCGGCTGTTAAGTCTATATCTAAAACAGGTGCATTGCCTATTGCTTATACTGTAGAACTAGGCTCAATAGCAGAGTCAATGCCTACAGGAGCGACGTTTGCTACTATGACATTTACAGTAAAAAATAAAGTTGATTTAATAGAAGAAGACAGTACTACATTTCAATCTTTTCTTGATTGGATTGAGTGGTCAAATACTTTTATATTAGCTAAGTGGGACGAACATAATAAACAAGATATAGGTGCTAGTGATGAAGACTTGGTCGCAGACTTTGTTGACATTGAAGGAACCGCTGTTTAATGGAGAAGTTATCTGAGGCAGGACACTGGTATGACAGCGAAGGAGCCGCTACCTATACGATAATAGGAGCCAATGGTACAGAGCGAAACACTACTCTTAAAGATGCAAGAAAGCACGGGTATGTTCCCTCTGTCACAACAATAATAGGGATGGCTGCAAAGCCGTCTCTTGAGAACTGGAAAATAAACCAAGCACTTAATTCTGCTATAACTTTAAAGCAGCATCCAAACGAAACATTAACTGCTTTTACTTACAGATGTAAGCAAGACTCTAAAGAGATTGGCAGAAAAGCCGCAGAACGTGGTACAATTATACACGCCATGATTGAACAAGGGTTTATGGGTGGTAAAGAAACTAAATCATACAAAGTTATTAAAAAGTATTTGGATGAAAACTTTCCTGATGAAGAATGGGTTGCGGAAGATTCATTCTGCTCAACAGATGGTTACGGAGGCAAGATAGATTTGTACTCTAAATCAGGAATATTTGTTGACTTTAAGACTAAGGATGGGCTAAAAGATAAACAGGCATCTAAACTTGTCTACGACGATCACGGGATGCAACTATCTGCTTACGCAGAAGGCTGTAACTTTAAAGAACCAGAAAGAGTATCTATATTTGTAGATAGAGAAGACCCAGAATTGATAGCGGTACATAGATGGGATAAAGAAACCCATGTAAGACATATGTCGATGTTCAACAGTCTTCTTTCTTACTGGAAGTTAGTAAAAAAATATGATCCATCAGAGATCTTAAAAAAAGATGAGGCAGCATAATGGTAAAGATGACAATCGAAGGCACAGACTACGATACAGATAATATGACTGATGAACAAAAGGAATTGATTGAAGTTCTAAAAGTAAATACAACTACATCAAATGTAGTCAATCATATGTTACAATGTGTGAACGCAATAGGTAGAGTTAAAATTGATGAATTAAAGGCTCTCCTATCAGATGGTAAAAAAGAATAATAGTAAACGTAGACACAATTCTCGACGCTACAGAAGTGGCCTAGAAGAAACCCTTGCTGACTACCTAACACACCACCAAAAAGAAGTACGCTACGAACTACTGAAGGTCCAATGGGAGGATCTTCGGTATCGTACCTACACACCTGACTTCCAACTAGACAACGGCATCATATGTGAAGCTAAAGGTCTGTTCGATAATGATGACAGGCGTAAGCATTTAGCTATTCAGAAACAACATCCTGAACTAGATATACGTTTTGTATTTTCCAATGCCCAGGCTAAACTATATAAAGGTTCTAAGACACGCTACTCAGGGTGGTGTGAGAAGAACAACTTTAAGTGGGCGCACAGAGTTATTCCTATGGACTGGCTAACAGAAAAAGGTAGGTGTACTTCAGCTACTGTAATAAAGTTAAAAACAAAAAGAAAGGATATATAATGGGCTATACATTAGCCGACGATGAGGTTGCTCTCATACTTAGACCTATAAGTTTTAATGCCGATGGCGAATGGAGTGGCTTAGTATCTACAGGCTTGGCTATGGGGCCAGAACAAAGCATTGATAGAACTATAGTAGCTGAGTTAATTAAGTGTGCTACATTCTTGAGTGCGTTCTTAGATATAGCTCACGAGTTTCCTGACATCATGGAGATTGTAGAAGAGCGACGAGATGAAATGATTAAGCTATTTGAACAGGACGCAGAAGAACAACGAAATGGATTACCCGAAGTAGAAATAGAAACGTCTGGGGGCAATGTAATAAAGTTTGGCCCTCTAACTAAAACAAAAGGCAGCGCATGACTGAAGAACTAATACGTAAGCCAGCTCACTATGCTAGATGGCAGATAGAACCGATAACATATACTATGATGAATGACTTTGAGTTTTGGCGTGGCAACATAGTCAAGTACGCTAGTCGTGCAGGGCATAAAATATATGATGGAATGGATAAACACGAGAGTGAGATAACAGATCTTAATAAAGTAATACGCTACGCTGAGATGCGTATCAACCAAATTAAGGGTGCTGATGAGTTATAAATCTTTCCATATATCTTTTGCAATGAAGGTAGACGAAGAAGGCAATGTCCTATCACTAATAGAGGATGAACATGAGAGAGATGTTGAAGAAGTAATATCAAATGCACTGCACGATATTGACGATGTAAGAATAGAAAAAATTAAAGTCAGGGGAAAAGACTATGGACGGTAACTATCTACCAACGGACTACCAATCATTCATTCACAAATCACGTTACGCTAGATGGTTAGACACGGAGGGTCGCAGAGAAAGTTGGCACGAAACTGTATCACGTTACATTATTGAGTTAAGAAAAATAAATGGCCTAGATACAGAAACAAGAAAAGAGTTATATGACGCTATCATATCACTACAAGTAATGCCATCTATGAGAGCTATGATGACTGCTGGTCCTGCACTAGATCGAGACAATACAGCAGGCTACAACTGCAGCTACCTCCCAGTTGACGACCCCAAGAGTTTTGATGAGGCTATGTTTATACTACTGTGTGGTACAGGTGTAGGCTTTAGTGTGGAGAGACAGTACATATCTAAGCTACCTGAAGTACCAACAATGTTTGATAGTGATACAATTATTATAGTTAAGGACAGTAAAGAAGGTTGGGCTAAAGCATTCCGACAAGTCTTAGCATTACTCTGGGCAGGTGAGATACCTAAGTGGAAT